CTACATTCTCACCAAGAAACTCGGTAAAGTTTTCAGCAATTTTAAGTTCGTATATGTCACGGTTTTGAATACGATCAACGAACCGATCAAATACAAACTGATCTTTTTTATTAACAACCACGACCTTAACAAACTTCTTATCAAGATGTTGGAGTTCCATACTATTATACTCTATTTTGCTGTCGTCGTAAAGTATTTTCTCATATAAAGTGTAATTATTTTTTATCTTTTGAACTTCACGAGTTTCGGTATCTACGATATGAAAATATTTGTTATCATGTGCATCGTTCCATGAAAATTCTAGTTGACTTCCAAGATACCATATATTATCCTGCCTTGATGAACAATGGTAATGTCCAGTCATGACCAGTTCAAACTTATCAAAAAGTTTAGGATCTAAACCACCGTGTGACTTAACCCCACGCAAAAGTTCAAACCCATCAAGTTCTAAATGCGCACCCAACCAGTCTGCTTTACACTCACGAATAAATTTCATAGAAGAATCAAAGTTTTCCTGATTAATCCATGGAAGCAACGCCATCTTCAAAGAACCATATTCCATCACCTTTGGTTCCATAATGATGTTGACTTCATTCATGTAATAACCAAGCAGTTCTTTCAAACTGTTGAGGTCGTTTGTATTTTTATAAAACGTATCGTGGTTGCCAGGAATAATATCCATAGACATACCTGCTCTACGCATAGGGTCTAAAAAGTTTTTGCGATTATGGTTAAGTGCCTTGAAGTTTACAAACTTGCGATGATCATAATAATCACCCAGATGCACAATTTGTTTCACACCTTGTTTTTCACACTCAGGAAAAAACACATTATCATAAAAGTCTGCAGCATTCTTCAAAAATATTTCAGACGAGTTCCTAATACCGCAATGGGTATCATTCAATATCGCTATCTTCATTTACATAAATTCCGAAAGGTCTGAGTCTACTGTTCTTCTACGTTTTTTCTTTTCTAACTTAACATACTCTTTTATTTCAGTATCTGCAGTTTTAATTTTATCGATTCTATGTCTCAATGTATCAACAAATGCACCAGCAACTTGCTGTGACATGTCATCACCAAGATCATTATCAATGAAGTTCTCAATACCAGAGTTAGTTAGATACTTCAACTTTACATCTTGTTGTTTCTTTTCTTTTGCAATCCTACGAAGAAAGGCATACCACGTGATCTGAGTAAAATATGCAAAGGCATTTGGTTTACCAGTACGAGTCGCTGCTTCAATATTATAATTTTCGATTGCTTTCAAACAGTTTTCAACTCCGTCCATAACCATCTCTTCGCGATATGTGTAGCGAATAAAATTAGATTTGTGAGACAAACCTTCAGCGATTCGTAAGAAACACCGAGCAATATAGTCAGGTACAGTCGGACGTTTTTGTTTATTTTCTGTTGCTTCATTGACTGTTTTTACATAGTCAACAACTGCCTGTGAGAAGTCTGCATTATTTACATAATGGATACTTGCTCTTTTAGTGCGTGCCATGTTCACTTCCTTTCATTACTATTATATCATATATCCCAATAAAGGTAAAGGAATATATTTTATTCTTAATCAAAAATTTATTTTATTTTAGGGCTTTACTAAACTATAAAAGTATAGTATAATAGAGCTATCGTCGGGAAAAGGGGAATACCCTTTTTTAGTGGTATGTTCCGCCCTTCGGTTTAAATTCAATGATATTACCAGGAGTATCAGAATCAATTATTATTTCTTCTTCTTCCTTAGTTAATTCTAACATTTTATTATGTATCCAGTCCGAAAGTTCTTCTTGGTCCATGCCTTCAATTTCATCGATAAAATCATCAAGCATCAAACTTGCTTTTTTGGTTTCATTTTCTTCAACTTCTTTTATTGCTTTTGCATAATGAATAACCAATGTTTTCGAAGGGAGAGTTTCACATATTATATGCCCAACGTTCATAACAACCAACTCATCTATATTATCTTGAAAGGAAACTAATGGTTTAAAAGAATAATATCTAATTGATGACTCAAAATCTTCTGAAGTAATAATTCGCAGTGCTTTCCTGACAACGATACCATCATCGTCATCACTAGCATCTTCGCGATCTACAACTTCGCAGATAATTTCGTCATTGTTTGTTAACTTGAATTGTTTCAGATTCATAGATCTACCACTATCTTTTTAGTTTCAAATTGTTCTTTCTCATAAATCTTGGCACGTTCCCAAGCATGAATAAGAGAGAAGTTTTTTCGTTGCCCCCAACTGATATCGTCGGATATATCATAGAGCATAGTTTTCCTATCGCTTTTTCTTAATCCTCTACCGATACTCTGTAGTACACGGATTTGACTTTTACTTGGTGAGGCAAATATGATATTATGTAGGTTCTTAATATTAATCCCTGTAGAGAAAGTTCCTAATGAAGCAACAGTGATTGAGTCTGACATTTTTTCCACAATTCCTCGTATTGCTTCACGGTCGGAGGTAGCGACATCACCAGACACGAAAAATATTTTGCGATTTTCATCTGCTTTATCCCTTATTAAGTTGTACAAAGGTTTCCCATGTTTTTCCACATAATTATATAGTACCAATGTGTTTCCCTTTAAATCGAGGGCAAGGTTTCGTATGAAATTATTTCTTTTCTCATGACTCACTATAAAGTCGATTTCTTCTTGATATGTTTGTTTACCGAAATCCTTTTTAACTTTATCGCCATAGTTCAGTACGATCCTATTGATAGTCAAAGGAGCGAGTGTATTATCGTCTTGTAATTTTTTGGTAGTTGTTACTCTATAGGTTTTACCGAACAATCCTTGGAGTGTAAGTTCGTGCGTCTGCGATCCATCTAATGTACCAGTAGCACCGAAACGATATTCTGCTTCGGTACATTTATTCATGATAGACATCAAAGACTTTGATTTAAAACCATGACACTCATCACCTATGACGCAACCGAACTGTTGAAACCAATCTTTTTGTAGTCTATGTACACTTTGCCAAGTAGTAATAACGCAGGAAGCATTTTGAATATTTTTATCTTTACCAGAATAAATTTTGTGCATAGCACCTTCATTCCAACCATAGTTAATGAAGTCTGCGTGCATCTGTTCAACGAGCGAAGTAGTTGGTACGATAATAAGGACTCTACCTGCTTTAGGATAATTTGTACCACTGGTCAATCTTTGTAACCAATAACGAATAATAGCATATATGATTAAGGATTTTCCTGATCCTGTTGGACTGAGGAGGATTGCTCTTTTTCTTGTGATCGCCTCGCCCACGCATCCAAACTGATAGTCCCGAAGATTGAAAGGAAGATCAAGACCGATAAGAAAATGCTTAAGATCGTCGGGTTTAATAATATTTCTGTCATCTGGGGATCCATAATTGTTCGTTTCAGAGTCTAGTATATAGCCGCGATTTTCCGAAAATTCTTTTAAATGGTAAAATAAACCAGCAGGAAGTGTACGATCTCGTAAAGCAAAAAGTCGTATCTTACCATCCCACATCCTATTACGAAATGCAGGCATGAACTTATAACCAGGAACGAAGAAACTGAAAAATTCATTCAGTTCCTGTGCTATACCTGAATCGGAAGTTATCTCAAGATTTGCGTGGTTTAGTTTCCGGACTCGAATTGTTTCCACTTAATTATATTCCCAATCGTTTGGTGACGCCATTTGATATTATCTATAATCTCTGATAACGTCTCTACCAGAGTTTTATAGTATTGTATCTTTTCCTCAGACTTTTGAATCTCAGGATCGGCACCATAATAGTATTCCATTTCGCCTTTAAGGATTTTTAAACCGTCAAATGGGTCGGGATCCCAACCTTTTTCAACGATATCCTCCTGAGACATCTTACCATTATAATATAACCATTTGTCCTTCAGTAGCACCTTTTGAGATGCTTCTGTTCTTTTGAGTTGAAGTTTTGCAGTGGAAAGTAGTTCTAGATATTTTGCATGCATAGCAGGTGCTTCACGAGAAGCATCATCTAGTTTCATGGGACTGATTACACAATCTTTTGCCCACATTTCATGTACTGTTTTCAAATCAAGCATAATTATATTATATCATATTTTATTATAAAAGTAAAGCTATTTATTATGTAGAAACCGTAAAAGAATTTGATATTGAACCTGCTGTCGAAACCTTCATCAATTCAAAGTAACTGAATCGGAACCCTGCCTGAAAAGTTATATATTCCGCACCAGAAGAAGTTGCTTCAAACGAAATATCTCCTAGAGACGTAGGTATTGCATCCACATATCGCACTTGCTTTGATAAGTTATTATGACTCGATAATATTGAAAGTGTGATATCAGCATGAGGGTTCGTTGTATTACCCCTTTGGGTGTTTTGATTCCCATTCATATCTGTAACCTGTATTCTACGAATCCAGTTATACATTTCAGAATAACTTTCCATATCTTCATCTAATAGTATAGTTGCTGATAATTCATTAATTGTTAATGATTCACCAGGATATGGGATAGATTGTAATCTTCGTATAGGCATTTCAGACGCTGGCATCATAAGACCAGGATGCGTAAAGTTCTGAACAAAGAATTCTAAATTAGGATAATTTGTTCTATCTATCGACAGTTTAAAACTAGTCGGTTGTAAATAATTTATATTTTGAGTTAGTTCTGCCATGATACTATTTATAATGTTTTAAAGTTAAAAAAAGGGCGATCCGAAGATCGCCCCCTTTATTATTGCTTTATTCTTAGCTACCAAGAATATCGTCAACACGCATGATGCGATAGTACTGGTTGGTCTTTGCAGTTGCAAGACCGTTTGATGGTGAACCGCCAACGAATGGGTTTGAGACCATGCCGTAGCGAGTCTTAAATCCGATTTTCGGCTGGAATGTGTTCTCACCAACCGCACGAACCATTGTTAATGGAACGTATGGGCAATAGAACAGACCTGCGTCATATGGGTTTGTACCCTTATAACCGACGTTTACATAGTCTGTTGTTGCATATGGGTCGATGTAAACACGTGTACGACCGTTAAGTACACCAGCGAATGTATTGCCT